GCTTCTCATCACGGGAAACAACTAAAGGGAAAGCCAAAATCCGCCGCTCATCGAGCAGCGATAGGTGCTGCCAGGAATGGCATTAAGATTGGACCAATGACTGATGCACATCGTGCAGCAATTTCTGAAGGGAAGATTGGGAAACCACTTACTGAAGCGCAACGTGCGTGGATGGACGACCCCGTCAAGATGACTGAAATGCGTGAAAAAGTGCGGCAAGCTAAATTAGCATATTGGGCAGCAAAACGTGGAACGACGTAAGTTAAATCTCGAAAAGTCCTTTACCAGCGATTCTTTCACGAATTTTGCTGCGTCCCTTGGGTATGGGGCATCGAATCTAAGTTCTGGTTCTTCGTATGGGTTTAACCCAATTACGAGGAATCATACAATGTTGGAATGGGCCTACCGCGGCTCCTGGCTGGTGCGCCAAGTGGTTGACTGCGTCGCCGATGATATGACGCGGCAGGGTATTTCCATCGAGTCCGACATGAAGCCGGACAAGATCGATCAGTTGATGGAATACTGGGATAAGTTGATGCTGTGGCAACGGCTCAACTCCAATCTCAAATGGTCCAGACTGTATGGTGGTAGTCTCTGCGCCATCATGATCGACGGACAGAAGCCTCATACGCCGCTGCGCCTGGATACCGTCGGCAAGGATCAGTTCAAGGGCCTGATGGTGTTGGACCGCTGGATGGTCTGGCCACACCTGGAAGCGCCGGTGACCGATCCGGGCTCGCAGGACTACAGCCTGCCCGGCTTCTACGAGGTCGTGTCTGACGCCAAGGCGGTGCCACATATGAAGCTGCATCACAGTCGATGCATTCGTATGGACGGCGTTGAGCTTCCCTACTGGCAGAAGATCGCGGAGAACTACTGGGGTTTATCAGTTATCGAGCCGTTGTATGATCGGCTGATTGCCTTTGACAGCACGTCGCAAGGTGCTGCCCAGCTTGTCTATCGGGCTCACCTGCGCACACTGAAGATCGAAAAGTTGCGGGATCTCATCGCCTTCGGCGGCCCTGGCTATCAGGCGATTGTCCAGCAGCTCCAGATGATCCGGCTGTTTCAGTCGAATGAGCAACTCACTGTCCTGGACAGCACTGATGAATTCGAGACGCATCAATATGCCTTCGGTGGCCTCAGTGACGTCCTTACGCAGTTCGCCCAGCAGCTCTCAGGCGCCGCTGGTATCCCGCTCGTCCGGCTCTTCGGGCAGTCTCCGGGGGGTCTCAATGCCACCGGTGACAGTGACATTCGGAATTACTATGATTTCCTCAAGTCCCAGCAGGAAGCCCGGCTCCGTCGTCCGGTGATGATGCTGCTGGATCTCTGTCACCGCAGCTTGTTTGGTAAGGAACTGCCCGAGGGATTCGATTTCAGCTTCAACCCTTGCTGGCAGATGACGGATGACCAGAAGGCAGAGATCGCTGTCGATATTACCAATGCTGTATCGAAATCCTTCGAGGACGGCATTATCAATGCCTCGGTGGCGCTGAAGGAACTGCGCCAGATGTCCAAGATGACTGGGTTGTTTACCAACATCAGTGATGAGGATATCAAGGAAGCCGAAGAGATGCCGCCGCCGCACGAGATGGCCATGCAGGGCATGCCGATGGGTGTGGGCGCCAAGATGGGCAAGGTCGGGCCTACACGGCCAGGAATGCCTCCAGGCAATGACGTGCTGTTTGGCACGCCGCAAGGCGGCAAGGGTGCCGCGGCCCACAAGGGGATTGCAACGAAGGCATCTGCTCCTGGGGCGACAGCCAAGCCCAAGCCGGCGGCGAAGGCGGCCAAGATTTCCAAGGACCACTTTATCACTGATGCGTTGCCGGAAGGCATGAATGCCTTGGTCGGATCGGATCAGGACTCACAGGCGGTCTGGTTGATTGCCCATAATAAGTCAGATGGTTCATTTGATGACTTCAAAGTTATGCTTGGCTACACTGACAGGGACGCGGCGATTGCCGGCTATAAGTCCGAGTATGATAGTTCCCTGATGGGTCAAGTTAAGCGTCTGTCGCTGCACAATCTACGCGCTTTGATTTCTGATCTGAAACCCGAACACGCAAATGGCGGCCATTAATGTTGCAGACATGCATGCGCGTTAAATGCCAAGCTGAAGCGAGTTTTTCAGTTAAAGCTCTCATTCCTATTGTCGGATGTGAATTCTACGAATCGGTGCCGGTTGAGTTCTTCTGTGGGCTGCGCTTGTGCCCTGCCTGCGCCAATCGGCTGAAGCCGCATGATCTGTTCAGCACGGACATCAAGCAGGCGGTGCGGGATGTCTTGCGCGGTGATGGTCGCCTGCCGGATTTCGATCGGGCCAAGCTGATCCTGATTTCAATCAATGATCTTCAGCTTCTTCAGTTGGAAGCGAACCATTCCACCATTCACTAGATGAAATGCCTGTACAGGAAGCAGTGAATGATGCATGGCGCGAGGGTTGGCAACAGCGTGCTGCCTTCCTGAAGGTCCGTCGAGCCGAGTATGACTACGCGCGTAAGTTACGCCGGTTGGCCAGCCAACTGCATGATCTAGTATCAGTTATTGGCACCGAAAACTTAGAAGCCCTGGAATTTGCTATTCATCGGTATATCGATGCGATGCGCCCCTGGGCTCAGGCTGTGGCGCGGCGGTTCGTCGCAGAGGTCGCGCGGCGTGACGACAAGGCGTGGCAGACCTATTCGCGGACCTTCGCGCGGACTCTCTACCAGGAGATCCAGCAGGCCCCGCTGGGTGAAGCGCTGCGTATGGCTTTGCAGCAACAGTATGATGCTATTCTGACACTACCGAATGGGATGTTGGAGAAGATCCACGATCTCATCATTGGCGAAGGTGGCACATTGTTTAGTGCCACACGATCCGATGTCCTGGCTGACCGTCTGACGGAGCTGGGTGACTACAGTAAACAGCGGGCCAATTTGATTGCTCGCACGGAGACAGCTCGTGTCGCTGGCACCCTCACTCAGGTGCGCGCACAGCACATTGGCTCCGAGGAATATATTTGGCGGAATGTGGGTGATGCCCGTGTCCGCCCCGCTCTATCACTTAGTCCAGCTACCTTTGCACAACTGAATACATTGGAAAAAGGAAGCCATCGTAAGTTAGGTGGCACGACACAGCGCTGGGACAGTCCGCCAGTGGTAGCGCCGAATGGTGTACGCGCTCATCCTGGTCAATGGATCAATTGCCGTTGCTTCGCCGAGCCCGTGATTCCGCAACGCTTCCGATGAGGAACGACAATGCCATCTGCTGCCGCGGCCCTTAAATTCAACTTGGCTCTTGCAGCCAATGTCACGACTACGACGGCTGCCATCAAGGCTATTCTAACTCTTGCCTCGACGGGGATGCTTCAAACGAACGCGGTCACTGGCCGTGGCGTTGTTGTGCCTTTCCGCGCGGCTGCAACGACCGCACAAATCTCGCAGAACCCCTTGGTCAACGGCTCCATAACCAATCAAGTTATGGGCATGCCGGTGACTGTCCAGGGACCACTGTTTGGTTACGAGGCTACGTCGACGCTCGCCTTTACGACACAGGTGTCACCGAGCGGCACGTTTACGTCTTACCTGCTGCCGTCGCTGTATTTGCCGCATATCGTCGTCGGGCTGACATCCAGTCAAGGCGGTTTGCTCAACGTGCAGCGTTACATTGACAAGGCTGGTACTGTTGCACAGGGGGCTGCATTGACACAGACGCTGACCGCAGCAGCCGCTGCTGTGATTGATAGCGCTGACGGTAAAGGTTTCGGCTCCTATACCATTCAAGTTACTAACAGTTCAGGAACGACGCCTGCCAATATCAGCGGCTTGGCCGTTCTGTTGTTATCACGATGAAGTACGTTTGGCGCGTAGTGAACTGGATCGTCGAGACGACGGGCCGGCTGTTGAAGCGACGTGAGCGTGAATAATGCATGTGGCAGTAGCGCATACACTGGTAAACGAACTTCGTAGTGTTGAGGATGCAAAGAGCGTGTGCAGGCAGATGATTAGGATTACGACGGATTCTAATCAAGCACACTGGATTTTGGCCTTGGATTATCTGGAGCGTAATAATATTACGCCAACTTTGGATGCTTAATGAAGCGACGTGAGCGTGAATGAAATGTATGATAAGACACTTCGCTTCTACACGGCAGAAACTCTGGGACCGAAGCAATCGCTGACCCCAGATGGTTTTCTATTGTGCGAGGATGTGCCGTTGGCACGCACAGGTGTGCTCCTTTACGCCAAGGGCGAAGTGCCGGTCGATGCTGATAGCGATGGCCTAATTCGCATCATTCGTGAACCTGAAGATGTCTTTGCTCCAACTGCTATTGCATCATTCAATGGCAAACCGGTATGCAATGATCATCCGAGGGAAAAGGTTTCACCTGACACTTGGAAGAGTTATGCCGTTGGGGTGGTGATCAATCCACGCCGCGGCGACGGCAAATTTTACGACAATGACTTTGTCTATGCTGACCTACTTATTACTGACAAGGATGCGATTCAGGACGTGCGTGACGGAAAACGTGAAGTAAGTGCCGGCTATGATGCTGACTATGAGCAGATTAGGCCCGGTGAGGGTAAACAACACCTTATCATCGCAAACCACGTGGCGCTGGTAGACAAAGGCCGCTGCGGCCCACGGTGCGCAATAGGAGATCATGCAATGGCCGTAGCTACTACCAATACTAAGGACGCCTGGAAAGCATCTTTCGATGCCATCATGCGGGCTCACTACGCTGGTGACAGTGAAGTACTTGTCGATGAACTGGAGAAGGTTCGCGACATGCTAGGCAAGGTGTGGGACGGCAAGAGCCAGCCCGCCACTGAAGGCTTCCCGTCGAAGGATGGTGTCCACGTGCATCTGCATCAGTCGAAAGATGATGACGATGACGAGGAAGAAGGCGGTGAACATGGTAAGCGCATCGAGGCGCTTGAGCGTGCTGTCGCCATCATGGCCAAGGGCCACGGGTCTGAGGACACCAAGGACGAAGACAAGGACGACGAGGACGATAAGAAGGACAAGACGGAAGACAAGTTCGTCAACGTCAAGGGTCCGCATGCGAAAGGTGGTGCGCATGACGATGACACCAAGGATGAAGATACCAAGGACGAGGACAAGGAAGACGACAAGGACGATGACGACGACAAGAAGTCTGAGTCCAAGGACAAGGCTACCACGTCCGATCGTGCCGCAGTTGGTGACTCGACTTCCCTCGCCGCTTCTTGGCAGGAACTGATGTCACGAGCTGAATTCCTCGCTCCAGGCATCAAGATGCCGACCTTCGACTCGAAGTCGCCGGCCAAGACGACCTTCGATACGATGTGTAACTTCCGTCGCAAGGTTCTCGTCGAGGCCATGCGCGAGGATGACACGAAGGCAGCGGTAGAACAGATCGGTGGCACCAGACCTAACTTGAGCCAGATGACTTGTGATGCCGTAAGTCTGTTGTTCAATGGAGCATCTGAAGTTGTGCGCCAGAACAACAAGCGCGGTGTTGTGCATGATGGCGCACGTTTGGCAACCGCAAATGCATCATTGGTCAGCACAGTGAAGACGATCAATGAGCGCAATCGTG